GTAGACATATCTTATATATTATTGATATAATCTATATTCTTGTATAACTTTATTTACTTTTGCAAGAACACCTTTTTTTTCTAAATTATAAGGCCTTATTAGTTTATTACATTCTTCAAAAGGAGACCATGATAATGCACTTACTTCTGTTTCTTGAAAAGAGTTAGATGGAATATTGATATCTCCAGAAAATAAGGCTATATAGTATTTGTGTTTGTAAGATTTATTATTTGAACCTGTAAATATTTCTTCATAAGGCATTAAATTTGATACTATTTTTATATCATGTCTACTGTAACCAGTTTCTTCTTCCCACTCTCTTATAGCAGCATCTAAATCTTTTTCTTGATAATTTCTTCTTCCTTTTGGAAATCCCCATTCAGGTTCATTCCATTTTTCAGAACTTTCATTGATAAGATCTTTTAAGGTTAGAATTTTATTATCATTAAATATATAACCATCTTTTAATTGCATAAATTTATCTTTTGAAGTTTTTTCCTCACCTCTATATTGGATACCTATATCTTCACCCCATAAATTACTCCATAATGTTTCAAAATCTTTTGATAATAGGTTATTCTTTTCTTCATCTGTCATTTCATTAATTATATTCATCAAATAATCTTTATTATAAAGAGGATATCTACCTCTCATAAAATCTACATATCCTAGTGAATCTTTTCTTCTAATCATTAAATATTTAAGACCTTGAGGTGTTGGTTTAAATGTAATAATTCCTATACTGGTTATTGGTAGTTTACACATATGATAAGCATGACCTGTTTTACCGCAATTGTTACAAAAATTATAGGTTTTTGACATATTATATTAAGTAGTTTCATGTTTTTATGTCATTTGAATATATAATAGGATTAAGCGTAGTCATTACAAAAAAAATAAATGATAATTTATATATGAAATATATAGCAAAAGTTTGGGGTCCTCACTATTGGTTTGTTTTGCATACAATAGCCTTAAGATATCCAAAAAATCCAAATGACGTAACTAAAAAGAAGTATTATGATTTTATATCAAATTTACCTTTATTTATTCCAGATACTAAAATGGGTGATGAATTTGCTGATTTATTAGATAAATATCCTGTTACGCCATATTTAGATAATAACAACACTTTTTCAAAATGGATGCATTTTATTCACAATAGAATTAATGAAAAATTAAAAAAACCTACAGTGAAATATAATGATTTTTTAGAAGAATATTTTTCATTATACAAACCTAAGGAAGAAATTAATTTAGAAAGTGTAAAAAATAGAGAAAAGCTCATTTATGGAGGTATATTAGTAGCAATATTAATAACAATTTTTATTATTTATAAAAAATAATAGAATATTATATTAATATGAAATTTGAACTCTTGATTTTTGGAATCACTGGTTTTCTTATATATAATACATATCATGATGGAAAATATTTAAAATTGTTAATGTCATATAAAAAATATTACACTATGGCTATGTGGGGATTTTTAGGTCTTTCTCTCTACTTATTCATTAAAAAGCATCCAAATCAATCAAAAGATCTAGCCGTTCATGCAAATCAATTTATTAAAATGATGCCAGTTGACAGAGATGCTATGGACATGTTAAGTCCTATATTTGATATGACTGGTAGTAGCGTAACACAAAATTTACCACCTACACAAAAAAGAATGATGAATTCAGGAAGAGGATCTACAAAAAGGTCAGTTAGTGAGACAAAAAAGAAATATGTAGCTTCTAGTCAAAATTGGTTGTGTGGAAAATGTGGTTGTCAATTACCTGCATGGTTTGAAGTAGATCATAAAATTAGATTAGATCAAGGAGGAGATAATCATGTAGATAATCTAGTAGCTTTATGTAGATCATGTCACGGAGAAAAAACTACTATGGAAAATTTATAATATATATAATCTAATTTGTATATATTATGGCAGAAACCTTTAACAAATTTAAAACAAGTGTAAGTGAGTCAACAAGTAGTATATCTATGATGATAGCAAAACATAAAACACCTTTTATAATTTTGACAACTATCATATACATTATTATATTATATCTAATATCCAAAAATGATTTGACTGCTCATACAGGTATGTATCAGGGATTATATATATTTTTAGCTATGTTAGGATTTTTTTTACTAGGAATGATATACTTATGGGGTAAATCAAAAGATGCTAATTATGGAAAATTAGGTACTCCACCAGAAAAAGCTACTTGGACTAGTATGTTAATGAAATCATTAGCTTTAGTTACATTTTTTGGTGTTGCACTAGGTATTATTTTATTATGCTTTTGGGCTTTTGGTAATGTTCCTACATTAATGAACGGAATAGTTGTTTCATTAAATTTTGCTATTATAGTTTCTATACTAGGTTTAGTTTACTACTATAGTAAAGATAAAGCAGTTTTTACTAATACAAATACTTGGAAAGGTTTATTAACAAATATTATATTTTATATTCCATGCATTTATGTAGATATTATTAATTGGATAAAGTATCAATATAATATTACGACTAGAACAGATGTAATAATGTTAGGTATCGCTTTATCACTGTTTTTAGTTGGTGCATTTAAAGATAAAATTCATGACTTTATATTTAGACCAAAAGGAATGTTATTATTAAACGAACCAGTTTATTTAAATAAATCTACTACACTAGGTAGTTATCTAGAATTAAACAATATTAAAGATAATAGTAATGAATCAGATGATAAAAATAATTATAACTATAATTATGCTATTAGTGCATGGATTTATATAAATTATCAAGGTCCTAACACTAATCCTAGTTATACAGAATATACACCATTATTAAGTTACGGTAATAAACCTAATATTCTTTACAATGGATTAAAAAATACATTAAAAATAACCATGCAACAAGGACAAGATGGTATAAAAAATGTTTATAAAACTACAAATCTTAAAATGAATAAGTGGAATCATTTCTTGTTGAATTACACTGGTGGAACTTTAGATACTTTTATAAATGGTGAATTACATGCATCAGAACCAGGTGTAATTCCTTATATGGAATTTGACACTTTAGTTGGCGGTTCTGATAATGGTATACATGGTGGAATATGTAATGTTCAGTATTTTAAGAGGTATTTACAAATAGATACAATAAGATCGTTATACACATCTTTTAAAGATAAAACTCCCCCAATAATTTAGAAAATTTCTCTCACTCTATTATATAAATTATGGACGCAAAAGGTATTTTAATTACAGTCGTAGTCATTGTCGTAATTTTCTTGATTTACAAAGCCTTCTTTGGAGATAATGCTCTATCTTCTTTGGAAGATGCAAAAAAAATGCAACAAATAGCATCAAGTAGTTTAGGAAGTAGCGATTCAAATTCATCAGCTAACTTTACTTATTCAGTATGGTTCTATGTTGATGATTGGAATTACAGATATGGAGAACCAAAAATTGTTTTAGCACATGGTGGTGCAAGTGCATCAAAAGGAGGTTTTGGAATAGTTTTAGGAGGAATGCAAAATGATCTTAATATTGCTGTGGAGACATATCCAAGTGAATCTTCAACAGAAGGAACTGTACATACATGTAATGTACAAAACATCCCACTACAAAAATGGGTTCATTGTTTGGTTAGTGTTTACGGTAAATCTTTAGATGTTTACATTGATGGTAAATTAGTAAGAACATGTGTGTTACCTGGTATCGCTAAGGTTGATGTATCCAAAGATGTATTTATCACACCATTAGGTGGTTTCTCTGGTTATACTTCTAATTTTCAATTCTTTCCAAATGCAACAAATCCACAAGAAGCTTATAATATCTACAAAAAGGGTTTTGGTGGTAGTGCTTTAGGTAATTTGTTCAACAAATACAGAATTAAGATTGTCTTTTTAGAAGACAATCAGGAACAAGGTAGTTTTGAAATTTAAAAATGATTATTTCTTATATTATAATATATAAGATATGAGTTCATTAGGTTTATCTAACAATTATGGCAGCTCTTCTAGTTCTTCAGGAAGTGGTGCATTACAAGGAACTAAAGCCTTCTTAGAATCTAATAGTTTAGTGGCTAAATTTGCATTTTTACTTTTAGTTATTATCCTTTTTGTAATGCTTTTAAGATATGGTGTAGCACTTTTAAATTGGATTTTCACACCATCTGGAAGTCCACATATGATTGATGGAATGATTGATTCAAGACACATGTTAGTGATTCCACAAGATCCATCTAAAGATGGAGCAAAACCAATATTAAGATCTAATAATCAGAGAGATGGTATTGAATTTACTTGGTCTGTATGGATTTATATTGATGATTTAGATTATGGTGCTGGTACATACAAACATATTTTCCATAAAGGTAATGATGATATTAACTTTACACAGGCTCCTACTGGATTAAATCATCCTAATAATGGACCTGGTTTATACATCACACCTAATAAGAATAATTTACTAGTTATTATGAATACATTTGAAAATATTGAAGAAAAGATTATTGTTGAAGATGTTCCTCTCAATAAATGGATTAATGTTATTATTCGTGTAGAAAATACTACTGTAGATGTATATATCAATGGCACAGTCACTAAAAGACATGAGTTATCTGGTGTACCATTCCAAAACTATGGAAATGTTTACATGTCTATGAATGGAGGTTTCTCTGGTTATACATCTAATTTGTGGTATTGGGATTATGGTTTAGGAACTAGTCATATTCAATCAATTGTTGATCAAGGACCTAATATGACTATGGTTGGTAGTGATATGACTGAATCTAAACCAAGATATTTCTCATTGAGATGGTTCTTTGCCAATACTGGTAGCCAACAAGATGCTTATGGTGGTATTTAAGAAGAATATTCATAATTTATTATTAACATTATATAAATTATGAGTAATAGGAATACTAAGGTATATGATA